GGATTGCCTTCTTCATCAATTCCAACAAAATTTGAAACTTCATATTTTGGAATTAGAACATATTCATTTGTTTCTAATAACGCACGAACTCTGCGAGTTGTTGTTGTTGCCATTTTGTCTTGCCTTTCGTTTGGCGCGGAATCCTTGTTTCCGCTCTTGAGAGAAACAATACACCCGACAAGTCAAATTTGGAACATTCTTCAACCTTTATTTTTCGGCGTGTCGTTCCTCACAGTTATCCACAGGCAAGCGCAAAAGACCCCCACCGCCAACCGTAGTCGGGCAGTGAGGGTCTTTTGCTATCAGGCTGGCGAGCCAGGCGAGGCGGCTACTAGCCAGCGAGAGCGCGTTGGATGCCTTCTTCAAGGCTGATTTTGGCTTTGTAGAAGGTGTTCATCAGTGTCGGATCGCCGACTCGGTAGGCCACGCCAACAGGCTCAGCCTCAAGGTGTTCGATGTCAAAGTCATAGCCGACAGCATCGCCGACCATCTGAGCCAATTCATTGAATGAAGTTGGCCGACCAGTGCAAAGATTGGCGGTTTCGATGTTGGCTTTGCAACCGGCAAATGTGGCATTGACGATGTCGTCAATGTGAATGAAGTCGCGAACCTGTGTGCCATCGCCCCAAATTTGGAAAGGGTCGGCTTTGCGCTTGCCGCGTTCAATAAATGATGGGAATGGGTAATCAAGAGCTTGATCAGTTCCATAACCTGAAAATGGTCGATAGACATGGACAACCAAACCTTGTTCCCTTGCGTGTTTGGCTAACATCTCGCCGGTCAACTTTGCCCAACCATAAGACAAGTCAGGAGTTCTGATTTTTTCCAAATCAATGTCGCGCTCTTGCATTGACCAGCCATGATGTTTTTGCAATGAAACAGGATAGGCGGCCGATGATGAGAAGTAAGTGATACAGCCAGGATCGGTTCTAAGCGCCCAACCGAACAGCTCTGCATCAATAGCCAAGTCAACGGCGAGCGCAAGTGGCGAGCCTTCGATCATCTTGCGACCGCCAACGACTGCCGCTAAGTGAATGACTTGATCAAATCGAGTGTTGTTATTGCGAAAGAAATCTCTGGCATCAATGCCGTTGGCTATATCCACGCCAATAACATCGTGACCTAGATTGAGCAACTTGCGTTTGAAGTGACGACCAACAAATCCAGCATCGCCTGTGATAAGAATTTTCATAATGCCACGAACTTTCCCTTGTTATCCCAGAAACCATAAGCCCCAGCAACAAGTGTGAATGGTTTGAGTGGAATGTTGCAATGAGAAAGTGGAGCAATTCCATTCACATCATAGAATGCTGGATTGGTAAAGTCTGGAGCAACCACAATGGCATTTTTGGTTTGAATCTTGAATAATCCTTTTGTGTGATCGCCAATCTCCAGAACCCAAGGTCTGCCAGTGCCATCAACTCGGCGCTCCTTGACAAAAGGATCAACAAGCATTTCAGCAACTTCGTGCATCACAACTGTTGCCAATCCTTCTGACAATCGTTCTGAAGTAACTTTTTTTCCTGCAATAAAAGTCGGCGGTTTATACAAGCCAGTTGCTGGTCGAAAAGAGAATGAATTGGCTCGAATGTAAGAAATCGGCAATCCATTGAGTGAATCGTGATACCCATAAGCGCGACCCATCAAAGCAAGATTTGGGAAAGTGTCTAGAATGCACACATTCCAAGCCTTTGAATCGCGAACTGTTGAAGTTGTTACTGAGTAAGTTGGCAAGTTCCAAGCCTTTGTCACCATTGGAACAAATTGTGAAACTGCATCAACAATAGATGCAAAGTCTGTTGCGGAACAAGATTTTGATTCAAGAACAAGATTCACATTCATCGCAAAGCCTCCAATAATTTTACATAATCAGCGCCGGTGATGTAATCATAAAATGCTTTTGCATCGGCGGTATAAACCTCTTCGGCATTGACCGCTTTGTAACCTTCATCCCATTCGGCTTTGCCGGCAACTGGATGCAAATGTTCAATAACAACATGGCCAAGATAAGACATCGCGCCTAAGTCTTTGCCAAGTTGCATCCAAAAATTGTCAAGATAAAGGTGAATCAAGCCAGGTGGAACCATGCCATCAAGCGCCTTGACAATGTTCCCAGTCATCGCAACGGCAGTGGCTAAGCCCTCGCCTTGCAGTAAGTCATTGCCATAGACCAGACCAACACCCAGGCGATCTAGTTCGTCAATGAATAATTTATCCCATGCCTGTGTGCGTGGTCGATGGTCATCGCCAATGAAACAAAAATGGCGAAATTTATCGGCAAGAGCTGACGAAGCCTTATTCAATGGCTTGGCCATGCCTTTGCCTTCGCGTGGGAACACAAGCATGTGTCCTGGCATTAGCTCGCGGTAATGGTCAATCTCAGGGTCATCATCATCAACGACAATGATCAAGTCAGAGACAGTGCCGGTTTCTTGTAAGGAAAAAAGCAAATCCTCAATGTTAGAAGGTCGGCCTCTTGTTGGAACAATGATCGCCATATCCTTCATCGCCGAACCTCATTTGCAATTGCTGCATAAGCGGCTAAGTCAATGAAAGAATCGTCATCGTATTTGTAAGCCAACCTTGCCAATTTCAATCCAGCCATGCAAAGTGCAACTTGTGCGGCATCAATTTCCACGCCAAGAATAACTGACCAAATTTTTGCAATTCTGTCATGGTTTGGAAATGGATCATCGTAAGATTTATTTCTATCACCCATTGTTAGGCGAATTGCCTCATGCAATGTTTCTTCCCTGTTCATTTATCCCCCTAGTTATTAGTGAATCAATCGGATTGAGACTCGCCTCATCAAATTGATAGTTATAGATTTGCCTACTTTCCTTGCCGGTCATCTTAGGCTCAAGGTTGTCAATATCGCCAACCTCACTCCAGCCCTTGAATTCAATTTTGGGAGTGTCTGACTCTATCTCATCGGCAACGCACCAAATGATCAAATCGGCCTTGCGCTTGACCGAAGCCAATTGATTCACGCTCACGCACCTGCCCCAATCATCCCAAAACTCGGCTTTCCAAGTCTTGACCTCGATGCGCCCAACCCTTGAGTCAATGTCACAATTTTGAATTTTGTTCAGTTCAAGAAAATGAGGAACTGGATTCAAACCTTTATTTTTGAGATGAGTATATGTAGCAAATTCGCCGAGGCGACCAACCAAATGTGAATTCGCTGTGTTTCGGTAATGCCCGAAAACTTTAGAATACTTCTGGAAAGATGCCTCGGCGAGGAGTAATGCTGCGAGCTTAGTTTCTGCGTTGAGAACTACGCCCCTTGTTGTCATTTATTATGCTTTGAGTGATGTAGTTACTTCTGAAGGATTTGATGTTGAAACATCTGCAATTGCGGCGTGAATGTTGTCATTTGTTTCGCCAGCCTTAGCAGTTGCGGTGCGAAATGCTTCTTGAATATCAAAATCAGATGCTTTGCCCGACCAAGCAAAAGCAACGCCAATGTAAACAATAACTGTGGCGCAAGCTGTGCCAAATGCTATTGCTCCACCGGTAAGCCAATTTTTTGCGATTACGGCTCCAACGCCCATTCCAGGAAGGAAAGTCATCATCGCCAATCCGATAACACGAATGCCAATATTTTTTAGTTTTTTCATTTGTTTCCCTACTTTGTCGGAGTGATAATCGGCCACGCTGGTCGCGCAACCGCAATAATTGTCTTTCCGAAATAACGCTTGCGGCGATAAACGCCACCGCCGTTTTGTTGACTACCGGCAACGCCTTCAGGCGATGTGTTGCCTTCGATGGTGTTCAAATGATCGGCAGCAACGCTTTCCACAATGCCAACATGATCGGCAATGCCCTTGCCTTCCCAATCAAAGAAGACAATGTCGCCAGGCTGTGCCTTGGCAGGTTCAACAAGCGCATTGCGCTTTTTGAAGTAGGCAACGCCATCTGGACAGTAGATGAAGCCAAACTTGTTCTTGGCGGCAATTAGTGAGGAAGCGGCGCATTGAGCAAATGTCCAAGAAACGAACACCGCGCACCAACTTTGACCTTGGTCATTTTCGGCAGTCGCCTTCTTCCACCAATCCCAAAATTCAACGATATTTCCTGACTTGCCATCAGCGCCACCTTTTTCAACAGTGCCAATTTTGGACTGAGCAGCCTTCAAAACATCGTTGCCGGTCATTATGCCTTCCGAGTGCGAGTTGACTTGGATTCAGACATTGCCTTCATCACTTCAACATCAATTTTGATGATGTTTTGATTCTCGATGAGCTGATCGACCTTGTTGATCAAGCCAGTCTGACCATCATTGAAAAGAGCGTATTCAATCTTCGCCAATTTGTCTTCGATTGCTTCAGTGTGCTTCTTGATTGTGGCTTTAGCAACGAAACCTAAGCCAGCAAGAATTGCGGCAATGACAAAAAAATACGAATAAACGATGGTTGCCATGTCTGAAGTCATTTGCTAATCACCAAGACATCAAGTTCAGTTGTTCCACTGCTGACAATTGCATAGAGAGAAGTCTCATGGGTCTCAACTGTCAACTTGTCACCAGTATCCATTTTGTAGCCAGTGGAAGTTGTGACTGTGGAATTGCCAAGGAACATGATGCCCATTGCATGGAGATAGATACTGGTTGCGCCATCTCCAAGTTGAATAAGAGTTGGAGTTGTGCCAACTGAGAGTTGTTGGGAAGTAATTGCCATTTGGCGCTCCTATTCGATGAGGTTGACCAAGGATCGAGTTCTACCTTGAGCAAGTTGAGTGTAAATCTGAGTTGTTGCAACTGTTGTGTGGCGCATCAATTCCTTGACTGCCATCAAATCTCCACCGGATTTCTCCAGCATTGAAGTTGCGAAATAGTGTCGAAGAGAGTGGAAATGCTTGGCATTAGCGCCAAGGATTCGGCGCATTTCATCGGCCGCCTTGGATGAGAGTTTGTTTGGAGTTATATTCCAAAGCCGATCAAGTGTCTGATGCTTTTGAATTGTTTGCGCCACAATCGTTGCGACTGGGATCAGCAAATCCGTACCGCCTTTGCCCAAAACTCGAAGCGTGAAACCGCCGTCGCCTTGCTCAAGATCAGCACCTCTAAGATTGGCAACTTCCATTGCCCGCAATCCAGCGCAACCGCCTAAAATGAACCACGATCTAAACGGCTCAGAAGCCCCTTCTAAGAGCCTAGAAAATTCGGTTGGAGTGATTGGCTTAGGCACTCCCCGACCGCGCTTGATGGGAGGCAAATCAACCGTTGGATCGGTATCTATGAGCCTCATTTTGTTGAGCGCCTTGAACATCGACTTTAGTCGGCTGGCATAGTTAGCCCTGGTTGATTGAGTCTTGGCTCGAAGGATTACTCGCTCAAGGTCAGGAATGGTGGCCAAGGCTGGA